CCCCTGCGCTGGGCATTTAGATAGATAATGCCGGACGACAGGTTTACCATCCGACCTGTGCCGCCAGCAGTAACGTTACAACCGCTGACTACTCCGGTGTTGCGGATGGTTGCCTGCCCAGTCTGGAAGCGCTGGTTGATGGTCTTCATCACCTCGCGCAGCGCCAGGCCCGATTCGGCCACAGCCTGCATCACCACGGCGGTCAGCGCGTTCATGGTGTCGGGGCTGGTGCCAGCAACATCAGCCTCAAGCTCATCGATGCGAGCGTCAAGCGATGCGTGCGTGCCCTTTGCCGCATCCACCTGGTCGGCTCGCTCTTTCAGATATTTGGTGCGGTTGGCCAGCTGCCTGGCCTGCACGTTGGCAATACCGTTGGCACCACCCAGCACCGGGTCGGTGGTCTCTATCTGGTATATGCCGGTTTCAAATGTTGCTGTTTCGGTTACGTTCGCCATTGATTGGCCTCCTTAGAAGATAATCGTCCAGGTCCCCTCAAGGGACAGATCGGAATCCTTATTGATAACCCCGCGCACCTTGCGGGCGAACAGGGTGCCGTCGCTGCAGATCAGGCCCAGCTCGGCAATGGCCTTGCCGTTTGCCTCGGATGTGCCCAACGTCCAGCCGAACGATACCTGCCCTGTGGTGGGGTAGGTTACAGCTGCCACATTTTTGCTGTAGCTGCCCGTCAGGCCGGTGTCTGTAGGGGTAGGTCCGGTGCTGCTGGTGCCAAAACCAATTTTTGTAATAGTCTTGCCGCTGCCGCTGCCGCCGATCAGCTTCGCCATCGCGTCCTTGGCCACGTTCATAATCATGTTGGGGTCGTGCTGCTCCTCAACCAGCAGCCCGTTGCGGTATATCCGCAGCCGGAAATCTCCGCGCATGGCGATCTGCTCTGTATCGGTCATATCGTTACCTCCTGTATGGTGTGGATGCCCTGGTATTCCATCGACGGGGCGAAACTAATGCCGCCGGCGTAGGTCTTGCTGCCGTTGTATTCCTTGCCGCTGCCGTAGGTCCGCACGCCGTTGAATAAATAGTTGCGCTTGGTAGTCACCGTCATCAGGCCGTCATAAAACGGCGGCGGTGTTGCCCCTTGATCAAACACGCCGTCATAGCTGGCCAGCCCGTCAAACATCACCGCAGCGGTGTTGGTGTCTACCTGCACGGTGGCTGCGCCGATGCGGTCAGCTTCCCATGCGTTGTTGTGCAGCACGGTTCCGCCTACGCTGTAGCTGTACGGGGTGGTGCCGTTGTAGATATCGGCGCCGTCATAGGCCAGTGCGCGCCCCGAGTTGTATGCCGTGCTGCCGTCATACCGCATACCCCAGGGCAGGGTCTCTGTCTGCCCGTCTATGGCAGTAAGCGTGGCTGATTCTGCGATGGTGGCGGTGTCGGAGGTGGCTGCGGAGAACACAATGGCGGCCAGGTGGCTGCGCACGTTTTTCCACTCGTCCACCACGGCGCGGATCAGGGCGGTTTCTGTTGCTGAAACGCCCCTGTTTTCGCCAAGGTCAAGGTTGATGTTGAAGCGTGCCCAGTTTGCCCCCGCGCCGTATTCTTCGTCGCCACTGAAAACCTGTGTGCCGTCGTAACGTAGTGACTGGATCTGCTCATCGATCAGGGCACCGCCAAAACCCACCGACCTTAGCCCTTCCTTCACGGCCCAGGGCGTACCTTTTTTGCGGTGCAGCCAGACAGCGCGCTTGATCAGGCTGCGCTTGTCGGCCTCGGTGTCACAGAGCGTCCACCCCTCCAGGCCAGTTATGTGAAACTGCTCGGCTAGGTGAGGCAAGGCCTCGGCAGAGATGTTGTCCACCAAATAGACTAGCAGCTGATCAAGCGGGACCACCCCCAGCCGGTCAATCAGCTCGTTAAAGGCCAGGGTTGAGGCATCACGTATCCCGGCAGGTATTAGGCGGCTGTCAGCCATTGACCGGCACCCCCATGGTTACGGTTATGTCGGAGCAGTTTGCGTACCCTTCCGGCGGGACAATGACATCGGCGGACGGGCTGGTGACCGTTACCCGGTACACGCCATCCACGGTGGCGGCGGCAATGATGCTGCTGGTGGTTATATCCTTGCCCAGCATACCAGATGCCGGGGTGGCCAAAGCGGTCAGCGCGGCCAACACCTGCTGCTGCACCAGAGACTGATCAGGCCATTGATAAGTCTCTACCGTGACGGCTATGCTGTAGGCGGTGGCCACCGGCTGCAGCACCTGCACGTAGTCGGTCAGAGGACGCACATCTTCGGCGGTGCAGGTGGCATACACGGCGTCAAGCAGCGCCTGGTCCGGCAGGCCGTTAATCGACAGCGGATAGATGTTGACGATGCCCGGCGATGGGGAGAGTACGGCCACGTCAACGATATCGGAGCTGGCGCTCTTGGCGTGATAGACATAGCTGCCGCGGCTGCCTGCCACGCTGAATGATTCAGGGGCCAGCTTGATCCGGTCGCGCAGCTGATCGTCGGTCTCGCCGTCAATCCGGTAGACACCCACCAGCTCGCCCAGGTAATCCAGCATAGGCGCGCTGGCGTAGGCCACCAGATTCTGTTTGGCCGCTTCCTGCACACCGATCCGGACCAAGGTCTCGCGGTAGGCAATCAAGTCAATCAACAGAGACTCCACCTGGCCGGGGTACAGAGTCTTGCCGGTGGTGGCCTCCCACGATGCTTTTAGCTCGGCGGTGATGGCTACCGGGTCGCGGTCTATAAATGAGGGTTCAGGTAAACTCACAGGGTCACCTCGATTTGTTGTATGCCTGCATCGTAGTCATTCAGCTTCCACTCCAGCTGCAGGGTGATTTTGCCGCTGGCGGCCTCAGTGGTTACCGGCACAACACTCACCAGCTTGGCGCGCGGCTCCCATTCTTCCACGGCTTCTATGACGGCGTTTACAATGCGGGGTAATGCCTCGGTTAATGGTTGATCCAAAAACTGCCACACGCCGCAACCGAAGAGCGGTTCGTGGGCTCGGCTCCCTTTGGGTGTTGCGAGGATCACCTTGATGCACTGGTTAATGTCGTCAAGGTTCTCCACCACGCTGCCGGGCTCACCCAGTTTGGGACTCCAGTCGGCTGCGGTTATGTCGGCGAGTGTCATTGCCATGATTATCCTAGTGCGAGTGGTGGTTGGTATTGCCGCCTGCGTCCGTTACCGACCCGCCTGCATTTACGTTTCCACCGATATCGGCGTTGCCGGGTATCACCAGATTCCCGCCGGTGCTTTCGATGTTGCCGGGTGTAGTGATCTTCCCGCCGCTGCCGCCGTAGCTTCCGGTGCAGGTGATGCCGCCTTTTACCACCAGGTTTCCGGTGCATTCGGTGATCGGGGTATCGCAGATCACCTTTGTCGAGGCCACCGCTTTAATCAGTGGGCTGGTGACGGTGGCGGACACGTCAACCGTGGCCTCAAGCGTACCAGCGACTACGTGTGCAGACAGCTTGTGCTCTGCGCGGTCGTACTCAACCCAGGTGCCATCCTCGAAGCGGATGTGGCGCTTGTCTTGGCTGCTTACCGGCGGCTGGTCGGCGTCGCTATAGATCGCCCCCAGGACGCAGCCGAACTCGGCGTTGTCGTCCATCAGGCAGCAGACGTGCTCTCCGGTGTCCGGCATCCAGTAGCTTTTGTCTCTGCCGGTCTTGTGATGCAGTACCGGCAACCAGTAGGATTGCACCCCATCCTGATCGGGAAACTGCACCCGGCACTTAGCGGTGACGGGGTCGATAGCAGTGACGATGCCGATCTTCATCATTTCACCACCCGCTTGTTGTTGGTCAGGTTTTTCAGGTTCTTGTTTTGGGCGCTGCTGGTGGACAGCTCCAGCTCGGTAGCATAACCCCTGCCGCGCTCCATGCTGTGCCGGGCCTTGAGGATCTGGTAGGGGCCATCTAACAGCCCCAGCCCTTGCACCTCAATGTTGCAGCCAGCCCGCAGCCTGGGGTTACCGTACAGGGATATGCTGCCCTCCACCTGCTTGCCGTTGCTGTTTCGCAGCGCGGCCTTCGCTTTGGCCTTGGCGTCGTCCAACGTCTCGCAGCGCTCCACCAGCTTCAGGGTATCGCCACTTGGTGCGCCGGGTGCCTTTTCGGTATGGCTCTTCAGGCTCTTGGTTTTCGGGTCGTGGTAGCTC